TCCTTAGCAATGACAAACTCCCACCCATCGGCAACCAACTGCAACAAGAAACTAACGTCGGCGATGAACTCGGTATCGGCATCCACGTAGAGGACATACTGCCATTCTTGCGGAGCCAGATCATAGGCTTTGAGTTTTGCAATGCGCCCGCCGATGTCGGCGTCCTTCTGTTTCACAAATACAGTTTCAGGGCCAAGCGGTCTATCGCTGCATAAAGCCACGGGTACATCCGGCATAAACTTGCGCGCTGATTGGATGCACGTCACGGCCTGATCCCGGGCCGGTTCTCCGAATGCCACTACATAGATCCCCGCCTTGCCGCGCCAGTCCTCTGCGGCTTGCGGAGCGTGGTCATATAGCAAGTGTTCGAATGCGCGGCGGTTCCCGTCTACCCAGGCCCCCACATTGTTGTTTCCAATTGACTGGCGCAGGGCCTCGCGGTCGTGCGTCCCTACCTCAGACAATGCCAGCTTTAGCGCCCGGCATGCGGCGTCATAGTCCCCGGCGGCGTAACGGTAGATACCGTGTGTATCCGGTAACTGTGGGTGAATTCCCACGCTGTCCGGAATCACCACCGGGCAGCCCGTCGCCAGCGCCTCAAGCGTGGTCATTGGCCCGCCCTCAATGCTTGACGTACACATAAAGACATCTAGATTGCGGTAGAAGCTGGGCAGGTCGCGCCAGGTGTACATCGTTGTTTTCATCGGCCAGCCGCGCCCGCTGGCAGTCCATTCACACGCCAGGCCACTGTCGACCAGTTGCTTGATGAGCACCTCGCCCTTGCGCCCGCTCTTGTAGGTGTAGCCGCTTACCCCGACAAGTGGTTCGGCGCGCGGCGGTCTGTCGGCAAGTGTGAAACGCGCGGTTTCAACGGGTAATGGTAACGCCAACGACTCACCGAACTGCGAGAGGTGCGCAAGTTGGCCCGCGTTCATTGCAATGCGCAAGGCCACCGACTTGGCTACACCGTCGTAAAGTTTCGCCTTCTCGGTTCCTTCGTTTTCGCGGTGTGTCATGTAGGCGGCCAGCGGCGTGTCGCGGAATTCCTTGTTTAGCTGCATCTCGAAGTACGCCAGGTAATAGTTCGCCTCGGCGGTCGGGTCGGCCTCGGCGCTTGCCGTCCAGCCTAGCCCCTCCATCAGGTAGCGGGCGAAACGCGGAAGCACGCGGTCGTCGTTGAAGTTGCGGCAACAGATGTGAATTTTCACGCGCGCGCCCTCCCAAACAAATGTTCTATCAATTCCCCGTGGCGACTGTTCCAATCAAAACCCAGAAGCCAGATGCGCACGGCGACCCGTTCAAGTGCCCGCAATAGCGCGCCCTGGTCCTGGTCTTTGAATCTCCACCACTCCTCACGCCACACTTTGAATAGCTCTGTGGTGCGTGGGTTCTTCGCGAACCAGAACACGCCCGCCTGTAGTTGCAGCGGTAACGGATTCTCAACCGCCTCAAGCGTCGCGTCGCGGTCGTCTATCGTTGAGTGTGCCAGTAGTTGCCCATCCTGGTTCTCGCTCGGTGCAATCACCAGGTCGTAGCCATCGTTGAGGATCTGAAAGCCGACATTGGCGCAGCCGGCCAGCATCCGCGTATCGGCGTCCATGTACATCGTCTGATCGTAGGGTGAGAGCGTGTCAAGGTTCAATTTTGCCCAGCGTCCCCCGGCGTCGATGCTGTCAAAGTGGATATGCGTTACATCGTGAATCGGCGTTTCTTCATTGCCGATAATCGAAACAGGGTAGTAACTGAATTTACGAAACGCGCTAATTGATTCTCCGACTTCGCGCTGGGAGGCCGGGCCATAGGCAATGTATACCGCGCCTTGAGTGGTCATAATTGCTCTACTCGGTCAAGAAGCGCCTGCAACACGTCTGGGGCAATTCTCACCTTTGCTCCATCTAGCGATATTGTCTTTCCTTCGCCATCCAGAACTCTCATACCCTCAAAGAATGCAGCGTCATAGCGTGGCGCAGGGTCAAGCGGTTCTACAGTTTTCCATAACTGCGGGTCGTCGAAGTCACTCAAACGAAATGCTTGTGGTATTTCACTGTCGCGTAGTTCGCGCCGCGATGGGTCAATCACGCCTAAGCGTAAGCGCCCGGCGCGATTATCATTTATGTCCGTTGTGATTGCGACGATGCTCATCTTGTCACTGAGTCCGCATAGTTTTTCTAACTCAGAAAACGATATAATAATCTCGATATTTGCTCTCATTTCCTCACCCACGTTGTTGGTAATGCACAGACTACCGGCTTGGTGTGGTCATACGGCTACGCCTCTTCCAGCTTTTTCCACCCTGTTGCTTTAAATATTTCTGCGATGTTCGCGGCTTCGTCTTCTAAAACGACACGCTCGATTGTAACGGTTGCTACATCACCAGGCGAAAGCGAAAAAAACAGAGACATCACCATTGTCGGGTCTATTCCCATTGCCTTGAGTATATTCTTCGCCATTTCGTCAGATGTCACCGGTCTAGGTTTATCCATTTTCATTTCCCCACCCACGTTGTAGGAAGCGCGCAGACTACCGGCTTGGTGCGGTAGATGGCGCGCATCAGGGCTAGCCGCCCGTCGGTGCTGTCGTGTAGCTCTTCGATGTAGGCTTCCAGCCAGCGCTCGGTATCTGGGCAGCGGCGCACAAATAACACGCGGTGATCATAAACCATAACGCGGAGATCGTGGATCACCTCCTCGGTTCGCGTGCGCTCTGCGTGCGTTCCGATGTCGCGCGCGAGTTCCTGATACCGCCATAGCGGTGCGGCGATTTGCCAACCGCGCGCCAGGCGCTGGAAGCCAACGGCAACAAGATCGTGCCGGATATGCGCGGAGGTGTGCCACAGCAGTGTACGCGGGTATGGTAGCGCCAACGCTCCGACCTTCAAACAGATTTGCCCCAGCGCTGCCCGTTCCAAGATCATAGTGGCGGTACGGGTATCGTCGTCTTGAAGCAGCACCCCAACATCGTCAAGTGCATACGCCTCGCGCAACTGCGCGGCCTGCGGCTGTTCAATTGCTCCCTGCGCCAGCAGTACCTTGAGCGTTTGGTTGCGCACCTCCAACCAATCACCGGCATGATAGGTGATTTCTTGCCCGGCATCGTTAGATGCGCGAACGGTGCGAGTTGCTTTTACCCAGTGTTTGCCCATAGATTTTTAGACGGGCGGGGATGTTTCACCCCGCCCGTTGGTTATTAAAGGACTACTTCAGTCCAGCCCGTCACGGGGACTGGCGGATAGGCACTCGCCAATCGCAGCGGGATCAGCGCCATTTCCACAGCGCCCCCGGCAATGACAACCTGCCCCCTGATCCAGTCGAACTGTCCGTTCACATCCATTTCCTCGGTACGGACTTCGACAATCACCAGGTCGTCACCGTCACCGGCCGCCTGCGTAAGCTGGGTAATAGCCTTAGCCGGAGTAAAGACCTTCGCCCCGGTTCCAAGAACGTCTTGCGCCTGCTGGATGGCCATGTCAAGCGTGGCCCCCTGCTGCATCTCGCCGACAACGAGTTGGAACACGGCGCGCTGATGATCGCGCATCGAAAGCCACGCCGTGTTATAGGTGCCGATAGCGCGGGAGTCAACGTAAAACGTGCCCCCCGGCTCGTGAATCTCGGTGAAATTTGCGGTATATGTGTCAGACATTTTTCATCCCTCCTAACTTATTACCGCGTCGTCAAGAATAACGAACGGAGAAACCCGAGTCACGCCATCGCGCAAAGTCAGCGGCGCACTCAGCCACGGGCGGCCATCCACACGGTGAACGCCACGCCACGCGGTGAGGTCGTACTGGAAGCGATAGTGCTTGCTCGAATCAATCGCGGTGGCCTGGCGGTCGCCGATGAGATACTTCGAGAAGTCATATAGCCCCAGGTCGCCCTCAAGCCCCAGGGTCGGCGCGTTCTCCGTGAAGAAGATGGGATAGCCCATCAGCGTGGTAGGTGCGGCGCTTACCGCGTTGCTGATCCACACGTAAGACGGATTACCCGCCGGGCCGTTAAGCCCCAAGATACTGGGGAGCGTGCTCTGATGCGCAACCCACACAGGCGAAACGCCCATGAAATGGCTCAACATATTGAACACGTCGCCAATACCGATTGCTCCGGCAACCGCGCGCGCCTGATGGAAGGTTGCCCCGGCGGGCACGACGCCCAGCGGCTGGCCTGCGCCAGTGCCGTTGATAAACGTCCATTCCTCTTCCCCGGCGATAGCCATACCGAACAGGGCGCCCAGTAGCGCCTCAAGCCCGATAGCACTATCGGCAAGCAGTTCGTCGGATGCCTCGGTATAGGTGATCAACTTGTGGGCAATCAAGACGGCCTGGCGGAAGGCTGGTTCCGTCTCGTATTTCTGAGTCGCCTCTTCAGTCCACTTCGCAATCACCCCGCCGTAGAAGTTTGAAGACGTGTTGGATGTACCGGTCTGGTCAAGGGTGGGGATGGTGATTTGCCGACCGCGCATCGGGATGACCATTGCGCGGCTGCGCACGTAGTTCTGAAACGGCTGCATCATCATGAAGGTAGCGCGGTACTCAGGCGGTACGAGAAAGCCACCGGAGGCCCCGGTATTTTCTACCAGGTCCTTGGTATCGCCTTCCCACGTCGCCTTCCCGGCGGTCTTGGGCATGTAGTCGGTTTCGCCGTTGTCCAGGCCCTTGAAGACCAGGCGCTCATCGCGCCGCCCGCCGAAGGTGCTGGTATGCACTGCGCCCAGGAAGTCACCGAGGGTGGTGAACTTGTGCGCCGGCGTGCGGGGCTTGGGGAGCGTCGCCTTAGTCTCGGCAACTG